GAGTCGAGCATCTGGTTCAAAGCGGTGAGGGCATCCTGCGAGGTGGCCGCAGAAGGGACTTCGCCCTCGGCCAACTGCCCGATCAGCCGCAACGCGCCGTTGATTTGATCGGCAGCAGTTGTAGCCATGATTTACTCCTTACGGCGGCGACGCGTTCTCAACGCATTATGCTGAGAATCCCCCAGCGCCGCCACATCTGACGACGCCGAGGGTTCAGACTCATCAGGATTGGAGGGGTCAAACTCCTCCCATCCTTGTTCCATATCTTCCCTCGCTTCCAGCCAAGAGATTGCGATCTTTTCCCCATGTCTGGGGTGGCGAAGGTAGATATTGGACATATTACGAAACGCTGAAGTTGAGCATGTAGACCGGGAACGTGACAGTGTTGGCAAGCGTGCCCGTTGCCGCAGCGCGGATACGGAGACGATCACCGGCTGCCACTACAAGGTTTGCTGCCGTGCCGTTCAGCGACAATACGCGTTGAGCATTAGCAGTCAAAGCGGTGCCACCCGTGGTCTTAGTCGTGTTGGCATCGGTCGCCGCCAGCATCGCTGCGGTGCCCGAACCAGACGTACCAAGGTTGGTGATAGTAAACGTAATGTAGTTAGTATCGCTTGCAGCCAGCGCATCAACGCCTGAGAACCACGCAGCCGACAAAACGCCCGACACCGGAGCAATGACGAACACGTCGCTATTGCCCGTTGTCGTAATCGTTGCGCCCTGCTGCGCTGCGCTGAATCCGCTACGCACGTTGGAATTAACGAGCGTGGCCGAGTCAAGCGAGCCGTTGATAATCGCCTGATCCGCAAAAGCAACACCAATCGCCTGTGTATTAGGCATATCAATACCCCTTTAGGTGGTGCCCTCGGCGGGTTGCCCCGCCGAGGGCGTTGCCATTACGAAACGCGGTAGACGGTCCAAGTGCCAGAGCCAGTCTTACGAGCGCGGAAGTGGCCGGACGAAGCCGCCGAAACCGCACCCGCACCAACCAGCGTCCAGCCCGTGCCGACAGCCACCGTGATTGCATCCGAACCCGACGCATCAATGTTGATGACGTAGAAGTCGAAAGCCGAATCAACCTTATCAGCCATTGACGGATAGGCGGCCTCAAGGAGAGCCACCGTTGGCAGCGTCAAGTTGCCAGCCGTACCGTTAAAGGTGAAAAGGCCGTTGACCAACTGAGCAGCCGTTGCCGTAGCAGCAGCCGTCAGCGCGGTCGGGGCGCCCTGCGGGAAAAACAGCGGCTCAGTACCGCCCGCGCCAACCTGATATCCACCAGAACCATTAGGAAGTGCCATTTTAGTTACTCCTTAAATTTAACCATTAGCCCCAGAGGCGGACAGCCATCTGCGGACGGATCACCGAGTAGCCATACAGCACGTCGATACGGCACGGCATACGGTCGTTGTTGATGTCGTACTGACGAACAACGCGCATGGAGACACCGTTGTGGACCTGACGCGAAGCCATGTCAACGCCCTGCGGGAGCAGGAGGTCAGCCGTGGCAAACGCAATCGCGTCGCGGTGGTACACGAGGTTCTGCGGGTACTGGCTTGAAGCGCCACCCAAGAAAGTGACAGCAGCACCAGACTGCGGGAACGAGTTAACCGTAGCAAGCGCGTTGCCAGAGGTGTAGATCGCCGGGCTGATCTTCACAGCAGCATACGCACCGCCAGCGGCAGTCACGTCTTCCGTCACCACGAACTGCTGGAGCGAACCAGTCGATTCGCGGGTCTGCGGGTTGACCGCAAACACGTTGGCAATCGTGAACACGTCGCCCTTCTTGATGGTCTCGGTGCCAGAGCCGGTGATCGCAATCTCCGAAGCGCCCTGCGTCGAAATCGTCGTGGTCACGGTGTGGGCGCCAGCGCGGCTACCAGTCGTGAACTGCTTGATCGACTGCGACATGGCAAGTTCGTCGTAACCGAGGATGCCTTCGCCCATCAAGCCGCTCTTGAACTGCTTGCTGATCGTGGACACCGGGTTAAACAAGCCCTTCATGCCTTCCACGAGCGCGGCGTTAGCAGCCGGGTTCACGGTGGCGTAGCGGGGCGACATGCCAGCAGCGGCTTCGTTCAACTTCTGTTGCGCCTGCAACAGAACGAGCGAGGTGCCCGGAGTCGTGCCCGGAGTACCAACCGACTGATAGATGTTGTTGAACGAGTTAGCAACGTCAGCGTCAATGCTGGAGGCCAACTGGCTGATACGCGGCTTCAGCACGCGCTCGGCAAAGTCGTCCAACTGCATCGTCATTTCGGCGGTCGTAAAGTTGACGCCGATGTGCTTCTGCGAAGCAACCGTCAAGGTCGTGAACTGCTCGTTGTCGTCCTGAACTTGCAGGGCGGCACCGTCCGTCACAAGAGCGCGGTCCGGCAGACGGATACGCAGCGTGGTGCCGATCTTGGCGCCTTCGACAGCGTACGAGTCGTCGTACTGGCGGTTAACGTTACGGGTGATTACAAGGTTGTTCTCAAGAATTTCGAGAGCCTTTCTCGTAATCATGTCAATAGTAAGAAGTGTATTAGCCACGAAAGTGTCTCCAAAAAGATGTTAGCGGTTACGCGCTTCCCACTGCTTAATCTGTCGCTGACGCTCGCGCTCGATCCACTCTGACGCACTCATGGCCGCAATGGACCGTGGGTCTGTCGTATCGTAGACCGGAGCGCCAGTGCCTTTTGCCGTGACAGGCTTAATAGGCGGGGGCGCACTGGTAGTCTTCTTAACCGGGGCGGGACTGTCGGCCATTTTGGCCTCAATCTTCCCGATTTCCTTAGCCTGAAGAAACTGCGGTAAGCGGGAAATGCGCTCGGCTTCCTTCGGATTAGACCCCAGAAAGTAGGCTATATCTGGCCCCAAATCTGACGCCTGAATCGTCTGTGCCATCACGGTTGTGATCGGCAGTGCGTTGTTGTACGCGACTTGCTCGAAGTCATCGTACTTGTCACGCGCCGCTTCTTCACGCTCGTGATACGCCTCTAAGAGAGCCATCTGCTCCCGCTCTGCTTCGCGTCGGGCGAGGAGTTCTGCTGCTTTGCGTTCGGCCAGAGCCTCGGCATAAGCCTCGGGGTCTTCGTCTCTGCTAGGCAGTGCGGCTGGCTCAACCGGGGTCGATTGCGCCTTTAGCACCTGCTCTCTTTCCCAACTCTTACGCGCTTTCCTTAGTCTTTTATCAATGACTTTATCCAAATCATCTTGTGTAAAGAGTTTTGGTTCAGTCTTCTCCGGCTCCGCTACCTCGGGGGTAGCATCTACGGTTTCCGGGGCTGCCGTAGCCTCGGGTTCCGACACGGCCTCTGCCGCTACAACTTCAGGGACTTGGTTTTCGTCCGACATAAACTTCCTTACGGAAACCTGATGAAACGCATCAGTACGGTAAAACTTTAACTTACTAGTTGCTTCAGCGCAACATTAAGCCGTAGTGCTATCAGTAATTAGACCCGTGCTTGCGAGCGCCGTCAGCAAAGATGCGAGGGCTGCGTTACCGCCACGGGAGCCAGTAATCGTCTGTTTAGTCTGCGGCGAGGTGCCGTAGAAACCAATAGCCGCTGGGCCAAGGCTCAAGTTTTTGACGTTTTGACACCAAAACTGCTGTTGGCCGGTGCCGAACAAGAAGTTTACAAAGTCTTCCGGGCTACCAGCGGTTAGTGCAGCGGCAGAACCTTGAACGAACCGTTCCGTTCCGCAAATCACATCGGCGCGAGCATTGGTCTCGTTAATGTCGTTATACGCGTTACCGACCACGTTCCAGTGGTGGTAATACGTGCTGTTATCAATCAAGTCGTAGAAGATGCAATTCTTGACGATGCTGCGTCCGGCGCCGACCACAATCGTGTCTGTTACAGAACCGGCAAAGCAGTTGGAAATCTCGCTCATGGCGATAGCGCCAACCGTGATCGGGTTGAAGTTACCCGCGAGCGTGGTATCCATTATTGACAGGTGCAGACCGCCGACAGCGCCCGTTTTGATGCCGTTGCCAAAGTTGCCTTCAAACCATGCGTTCTTGATGGACGCAACGGCGTAACCAACTTCATCGTCCATCGTCACGTCGTAGTAGATACCGCCCGTGCCGGTATCGCCCGAAGTGCCGTTAAAACTAATGTCGGTGCCGACAACATGCACACCACCGGCTTGCTTGATGTACAAGCCCCACTGGCTGTTACCGCTGAACTGACCGCCGTAGAACGTCACCAAGTTGCTGTAGACGTTATCGGCAGACTTTTCGCAATAATAGCCGAACAGGTTTGCTTGAAACGTGCAGTCGTACACGTCAAACACCAAGCCGCCACGGCAATACAAACCGTAGTTGCAGTTCTCAATAAAGACGTTACGCAACACCCAGCGCCCATAGTTGGTCGCTCGAAGGCCGTTGACGTTACCGACGCTGTTGCCGTCAATCTCAAGGTCAGAAATTTCGCTGTACGGCTCCAACATGGACGCGATGCCCGAGAAGTCCAGCACAGGCGTGGCGTCAGAGCCAAACTTGCGAAGGACAGTGGATCGCTTGCCGCTGCCCTTAATGTTGACCGTAATCGGGTTCGTCCAGTTGCGGACGATCGAGGTCACGCGGTAAGTGCCGGGCGGAAAGTACACCGTACCGCCGCCCGCACCGTACACGTAGTCAATCGCAGCCTGAATAGCCGCCGTGTCGTTGGTCGTACCGTCGCCTGTAGCGCCATACGCCTTGACCGACACCATCTCGCCCAACTGGGCAATGGTTGCCTTCTTGGTTACGCCGCCATCAACGATGGGCACCACAGCGCCATCAGATACCGGATTGGTTGCAGCGGGTAACTGGGAAATCTTAATGGTGGACATGTTTTACTCCGCCCAAGGCAGTGCAACAGGTACAGATTCGTCTTTCGGCGGCTGAACGGAATTGGCCAACTCAGCCGCTTTTTGTTCCCACGCTTTCTTGTGCGTTAGGTTCCACACCCAGTTCAGCACAATCTCTTCGGTGAGATTAGCCAGCGGGATGAAGTCGCCAGAAGGCCGGGTCAAGCGTGTCACTTGGTTGAGCGGGCCAAGGCTCCACTCAACGAAAGCCACGACGTTCTCATGCTCGTCTACTTTGGGCAGAACCCGCAGACCTTCGACCTTCCAGTTAGCCATTATTCTTCCTCAGACTGTTTAGCCTGTGCTTCGGCTTGCTCTTTAACCTTTACCAGCAACGGCCATGCACCACTGCTTGTCGGCAACTGCCCAAGCACTTGCAGGATCGCATTCACTTCTTCGACAGACAGTTCGAGTTTGATCACGCCGCCTCCGGCTCTGATTTCTCTTCAGTCTTTTCCTCTTCAACCGGAGCCCACGGCAGACGAACCGTCTTAGGCTGCGCGACCTTCTGGTTGTCGATCTGCTGCTGCGCCATGCCTTCAAAGCGAGCCACGCCGTCAGCGCCGAGCGCATCTTTCGTCCATTGGACAACCTGTGCTTCGGTCACATCGGCTAATTGGGTGAAACTCTGAGCATCCGGCGGGAGCAACTTAACGTCGCCCTGCACAAAGCCCTTCAGCCCATCCTCGTCTGCGTCAATGTTAAAACAGGCCGTAACAACGATGTTCTGCATCCCGTTATTGGACAAACACTCGATCTGTCGTACCTTCCATACGGCGTTCATTATTTAGCCTCCAGTTCAGCGACACGCGATGTCAGTTCTTTAATCGCTGCAACAAGTAGCGGAATAACGTCGGTATATGCCAAGCCAAGAGTTCCCTGCTCATCGCTTTGAACAGTTACCGCTTCCGGCAAAATTTTTTGTACGTCTTGGGCAATTAAAAATGCACGGCTAACGCTTTCTTCATCATGCTTAAAACGTCCAGTAACAGCACGCAATGTCGCTACTTTGCTTGCGGCATTTTCAATTGGCCGCAAATCTGTTTTTGTGCGCTCGTCAGATGTTCCAGTCCAAGAAGTTGCGCCGTCCGTTAAATAAACGCCGGTTCCCCCTTGGTTAAGAATGTAAAAAACGTTGTTTGAATCTATTGCAAGCCGCCAATACTTACCAGAAGCAGCGTTGGCATAACGCAACGTAATTAAATCTGCTTCGTTTTGGGCAGATTCAATGTTTAATCTAGCACCGGCTCCAAGGTCGGCAGTTGTCCCTATAAGTGTATTGCCCGCAAAATAATTCTGCGCCGTCCCCGCTGCATAGAAGTTCCAGCGGTTAGAGCCAGAGGCGATGTTGCTGAAGAAGCCGTAGTTGTTGGTGGCTCCGGTAAGAGTTGCATCAGCAATAAAACCATATTGATTTGTAATTGCAGAACCAGAACCCAATGAAACTTGAGCAGCAAGATAATGGGTCATTGAGGTTAAAGTAAATGACGCCGCTGCGGTATTTGTTGCGCTTACATACCCATAAGCATTGTTTGTGGTTCCGCTTGGAATTGTTCCATTTGCATAAAAATTGACAGAAACATTGCTAGATGTTGGCAAAGTTCCTTTTGTTTCTACTTTTGTATCTGCACGCGCCGTCCCGCCGATCCCGACGTTGCCGGAGGAGTCAATACGCATCCGTTCGGTAGGTGTTACATCCGTTCCTACTGACGCAGTAGCAGCCGAGTCTGTGTAAAACGTAATTGCGCCCGACGCAACGCCTAAACCAAGCGCCGTTTTTGCCCATGACGATCCATAACTTGATGCAAAACCATTTGCGGTTGCGCTACGTTTGTATCCATTTGAAACAACCGTTGCAGCAGAACTTGCCTGCCGAAACATATTTACAATTGATTCGGTCGAACTTTGTTCCCATGACAAATTAAAAGTTTGGCTTAAAGAAAGACCAGCCGTTCCAAGATTAGTCGTCCCAATACCGACGTTGCCGCCCGCTTCGTTAAGCGTAATGTTATAAGCCGTTGCGGTGTCAGCGCGTTGGGCTTGCAGCCACACACGACCATCTACCGCACTTACGCCGACGCCAAGACCATACGCAGGATCGATATTGCTAATGAAAGTCGGGTAGTTAGTAACATTGCCCAAAACAGGGGCGTTGACGCTTGCGCCTGACGCCACACGGAAACGCGCCAATCCCGTCGTTGTGCCAATACCGACGTTGCCCGACGTATCTATCCTGACCCTCTCGCTGCCTCCGGTGTTGAAGGTCATCGGTAAATAAGTGCCAGTGCCGCGAATGCCAGCATTTATGCGAGCCGATAGTACGCCATCCACGCCAATTTGCATTGTCGCGGCATTTGTTGGATCGCTGCCGTTGTTAGCCTCAAAAAACGCGCCGGTTGCGGTGCCATTTGGCAAAGCATGAACAACCGTACTTCCGTTCGTCGTACTAGTTTGAAACGCTAAACGACTAGCAACCGTCGCATTGCTCATGTCGCCCGTAATGCGCTGGGCGGTGCTGGAGAACGTGAGGTTGCCGGTGGTGATCGTCGTCGCAGGCATCGAGGCTGCGATGTTCGTCAGCGTCAGTTTGTAGTTAGCGCCGGATCGAGCAACAACGTACTCGTCGCCAGCCTGTGCCGGGGCGCCAGACGCTAACTGGGAAATCTTTTTGTCAACGGCCATGTTATGCCCAACCCCTCACCGGGTTTGCCGGTGGCTCAAGTAAAATTTCTGCGATTTTATTAACATCAAAATCGCTCATGTTAATGACACGCAAATTAGCGTGGAAACCGTCAAGCGGTTTCATCTCCGGCACTTCGCCGTCGTCGGTTTGCAATACCTTGCCGGTCGGCTTGTAGATCGCGCCAATCACATCCAGAGCGTACTTATGGCCGTCCGTGACCTGCCAGCCTTGGTCGCCCTCGGTTACAACGCCTGCCGCCTCTAATACGTCGTACAAGGCTGTGGCGTCGGCTGCTTTAAGATAGTAGTCGTTCATGCCGTGAGTGCCTGCAAAGTGCTGTTAGGTAGGCGCGTGGGGTAGTAAGCGATGCGACGGATGGTGCCGCTTGCTGGCGTTGATCCCGGTCCGTCTCCAATAGCCAATCGCGTTACTATTGGCAACGATGCAACCGGAGTAATTCCAGTAAACAGCGTTCCGTTATTTGCCGATTGTTGATCGCCCGCTTTAAATGCGGCAATCATTTTGTTAAGGCCGGTATTTGAGCCAGATAACAAATTAGCATCAATACTACCGGCTGAAGACACAAATCTAAAATTTGCTGTTCCTGCGACAAGCGACCTTCTCAAAATGATTCTATTGTTTGTGGTTACATCATCAATTGATACTAACGCTGCCGGAGCAAGCCCCCCAACCCCTTGTAATTGCGCTTCCACATACAACGTCCCCTCACTCGCGTTGTACCACGACGAGAAATTCGTCCCCGTCATGCTCGCCACATCTGCGTTGCGAGTCAGAGCGGTGGTGGTGGTGGGGATCACGCTCGTTGCAAATGCACCAAGTTCTAACTGCGGCAGGCCAATGCGGAGGGTGATGTCAATGGCTGCGCCGGAGGCACAAAGAATAGTAACAAATTGCGTTACAAAACCCGTAGAAGCGTTATTCAATGCGCGAGTCGCTGAATATCGTTGCGTGCTTAACGCTGCGCTAGTCGGAGTAAAAGGCGTTGATGTTGATTCGGTTTGCGTCGTAATTGGATTAGTTGCGTCTCGCCCTGAAACGGTTGAATTGATAGACGTAATGTTTGCAAGCGATCCTGCGACAAGTTTTACATAAGAAGATGCTGTCCAAGTTTGACCAGAACTCGCAACAATATTGTTAGCAACTTCTGTTGCTACTAATACAAACGTACTAGTAGTTGTGCCGAACAACCGTAAATCAATATAGTTAATCCCATTTTCCGTTCCAGTGCTAACAACTGTTTGAGAAAGACCGCTTAATGTAGTCCCCCAATTCGTCGGCAACGTCCCCGGCGTACCCGCTACCGCGCCCACCATCGTGTTGTTACGGATGCTGTTGGTACGCTGCTCCTCAATCAGCAAGCCGAGCGGCTGTAGCGTAGAGGGGTTGTAGTCAAAGCGAGCGGCGTAGTAGGCCGCAGTCGTCGTCGGGTAATACGTCGTCAGCGATGAGGTGACGCCGCCTTCCATGTTGGCGATGTTGAGTTGGGCGCCCCAGATAAAGAAGCCAGAAGTGCCGTTGCCGGTGTAAATGTCTGTACCATTTGCCGTTGCCGTTCTTATATTAACGTTAGCACCACCAGCCGAACTAGCAACAGTCGTTGCCGACACCGAACATCTATACCAACCATTTCCAACAGAAGTAATTGCTGCGGTTGCGCCAGTTCCAGATACCGTCCCAACAGTGCCAGTTGACAAATCAAAATATGCAGTAAAAAACGACGTGCCGTCTGACAAAATCAAACGACCAAAATTTCTTCCTGCCGCTTTTAAGTAAACGCTGAAAGTATATGCACTAACCGCAGTCGTTAAATTTTGGGAAATAAAGTGAGTATTTGACGCGGTCGTATCTTCAACTAACTTATCACTTGTCAGCGTTCCATCTGGCGCAACGGTGGCGTCAGCACTAATGCTTGACCTAGTTACCGTCCAAGTTGTTTGAAACGTCTGCGACTGCAAAACCAAATTATGTTTTGCGTATTTCAGCGTACCCGTGGAGTCAAACAGCGTAGCCTGACTGCCGCGAGAGAAGGTCACTCGGGAATCGAGTGTCTGGTTGTCTATAAAATCAAGGTTAAGCGCGGGGTAAGGGTTGACCAAAGGCGGCAACCCCAAAGAGAGAATAGAGGGCAACCCTAACGGCAGCCCGTTCGGATCATTCGCCCCGTAACTCATTGCGCGTTGATAGGCTTTGCGTAGACCGTGCCGCCAGC